GAGAGAGCATTAAGAGAAGATAGAGCATTTATGTCAGAAGCTGCTCCAATAAACAGCACTGATGCGTCTTACGTACAAAATTGGGATCCAATCCTAATTTCTTTAGTAAGAAGAGCGATGCCAAATCTTATCGCATACGACATAGCAGGCGTACAGCCAATGACTGGTCCAACAGGACTAATCTTCGCTATGAGAGCAAAATACGCTGCACAAGACGGTAACGAAGCATTATTTGATGCTGCTGATACTGACTTTTCAGGAAGAAATGCCGGCGGTTCAACAATTGGTGGTTATTCAACAACTACTGATTCAGGAACTAACCCAGCATTATTAAATGACTCACCTGCTGGCACTTACACTGCTGGTACAGCGATGTCAACTGCTGCTGCTGAAGCATTAGGCGACAGAAGCCAAAATAGCTTTGCTGAAATGGCATTTTCAATCGAGAAATCGACTGTAACTGCTAAATCAAGAGCTCTTAAAGCTGAATACACTATGGAACTTGCACAAGATCTAAAAGCAATACATGGTTTAGATGCTGAAACAGAACTTGCGAATATTTTATCTGCTGAAATCCTTGCGGAAATCAATAGAGAAATCGTAAGAACTATTTACATCAACGCTGAAATCGGAGCTTCAACTAACGGTTCACCAAATGCTGCTGTTAACACAACAACTGCTGGTGTATTTGACTTAGATACTGACTCTAACGGAAGATGGTCTGTTGAGAGATTTAAAGGTCTAATGTTCCAAGTTGAAAGAGAAGCAAACACAATCGCACAAAGAACACGTAGAGGAAAAGGTAACATTCTGATCACTTCTTCAGATGTTGCGTCTGCTTTACAGATGGCTGGTGTATTAGATTACACTCCTGCATTAAACAACAATTTAAATGTTGATGACACAGGAAACACTTTTGCTGGAATATTAAACGGAAGATATAAAGTTTATATCGATCCATATTCTGCAAATCAAACATCTAAACAATACTTTGTAGTTGGATATAAAGGTTCATCTCAGTATGATGCCGGTATCTTCTATTGTCCATACGTTCCACTTCAAATGGTGAGAGCTGTTGGTCAAGATACTTTCCAACCTAAGATTGGTTTCAAAACACGTTACGGAATACAAGCTAACCCATTCGCTGAAGCTGGTGCTTCAACTGCAAATGCGGTTATTAATGGCTCTGGTTCTGCTAACGCAAACAGATACTACAGACGAGTTCAAGTAGCGAACTTAATGTAATATCAGTTTGTTCTTAGAACAAATGATTAAAAGGGCCGTCTAAAAAGCGGCCCTTTTTTATTATATAAATAATATTATGAAAAGATTGATGATAGATTTACATAATTGGATTATAAAAATATCAACTAAAAAAAAAGAACTAGGCGGATATTCTGTCTGCCCTTTCGCCAAATCTGCAAAATATAAAATATTTAAAGTAAATTTAAATGAAATAATTCCTGATTTGTTTGAATTGGATTATGATGTCATCATATTTGTTTTAAAACAAAAAATTTCTATTAATCAATTAAAAAATAAATGTAAATCTTTAAACAAAAAATATAAAGATTATGTTTTTCTACCTGATCATAAAAAATATAAAACTTTAATAAAAGATGTTCAAACAAACAACGGTAAACATAACTTAATAATTTGCCAATGTAAAAAAGAATTAAATAAGGCCAGAGAAATTTTAAAAAAAACAAATTATTACAAAAATTGGTCTAAAAAATATTTAAAAGAAATAATGAGTTATGGTAAATGATATATACTGAATTTGACCCATTACAAGAAGTTATAGTTGGTGATTGTTATAATCCTGGAGATTTAGATTGGGCATTACCTAAAGACACACTCATAGGATTTAACAAAATATTAGAAGAAACTAAAGAAGATTTAAATGCTTTGTCTGATTTTTTGATTAAATCAAATATAAAAGTCCATAGACCTGAGGTAATAAAATATAAAAAAGAATTAGATTTAGTAAATTTTAAAATTGATTTTCCAATATGTCCTATTGTGCCTAGAGATCAGTTTATTGTAATTGGAAATACTATCTTACAAACATATACCAGCTATACAGACCGTTATTTTGATTCTTTGTCGTATATAAAAATATTTACCGAACTCTTTAATCAGGGGTATAATTGGATATCAAGTCCACCTCCTATACTAAAAGATTTAAATAGTATAGACAATTGGTATACGAGAACAGATATATACACTAATTTATTAAAAGAACAATTATTGTTTCATACCGCTGTTATGTTTAAAGCTGGCGATACAATAATATACAATAGTAATGGTCCTGGTTCTAAGATTGGAATAAATTGGACTAAAAGAAACTTACCTGACATAAGATTTATAGAAAACAAAGGAACTATTACAGATAATTATGGACATATTGACCATGGATTTATATTAATTAATGATGATACCGTGATACACGCCGGCATAGAGTGGGTACCTTTGTCTTTAAGAAATAAAAATTTAATAGATATAAAGAAGTATTTGCCTGTACTGAATACGGAACGATATATTAAAGACTATAAATCGACTGATGGTAAATATTCAAACTCTTGGTTGGAAAAGTATTTAAGTAATTGGAGAGGTTATTCACAAGAGGTTTGTTTTGATTTAAATGTTTTAATATTAGATAGTAATAATATACTTTTTGGTAGACATATTCCTGAACTTTTTAATTATCTAAAAACTTTCAATATAAACAGCCACTTTGTTAAACAAAGACACGAGTTGTATTGGGAAGGAGGAATACATTGTTGCACATTAGATATAAAGAGAAAAGGTTTAAAAAGAAGTATAGTTAATTAACATAAATAATAATATGACCATTACAAACGCATTAAGCAGGCAACCGACAAAACTAGATTACGCTAGTCCTACACAGTTTAAATTTAATATAATCAAACTACCTAAAGTAGAATACTTTTGTACGGCCGTTAACATACCAGGCATTTCTATAAACTACGTAGAACAACAAACACCATTAAAGGACATACCACATCCTGGCGAAAAACTTAAATATGCTGATTTACAAATGACTTTTATTGTAGATGAGAATTTAGAAAACTTCCAAGAAATTCACGGTTGGTTATATGGTCTGGGATTTCCTGATGGTTATTCAGATTATAATACACTATTAGAAGCAGGAAAAGATAGATTTCCAACAAGCAAAGGAAGTGTGAGTAGTGAGTTAGGAAAAATAAGATACCCTGCTCCATCACAAGGGGCCGCATTATCCGACGCAACCCTATTGGTACTTACAAATAAAAACAATCCTGTTGTAGAAGTAAGATTTAAAGACGTATTTCCTGTATCTTTGGGCGGATTACAATACAATCAACAGGCCACCGACATAAATTATTTAACGTGTGATGTTATATTTAAGTACAGAATTTATAGATTTGCAAACATAGGTTCATCTACGGAAACAACAGTTACAACATAGGTTGATTTTTTTATAGTTTTGTGATATAATTATAGTATATTATGTTAAAAATTCATAAAAAAATAATGTTAAAAATGCCTAATTATACTAATAATATTATTGTTAGTATGTCAGGTGGAACGGATAGTACATTATTAATATATTTAATTGCAAAATATTTAAAAAATAATAATATCAAAAAAAATATAACTCCTTTAATTTTTTTACCTAAAAACAAACCAAACCATTTTTTAAATAAAAATTCAAATAAAATATTAAAAAAAATATGTGAATTAACAAATTTTAAATTTAATAATAAATTAGTAAAGTATTTAAAACATAAGTTTGAATTGTCGTCTAAAGATTTTTCTTGTTTTAAAGTCAGTAATTTTATTGTTTTAGGAGCTACTAAAAATCCACCTATTAAATTTAATGATGACAGAAATAGAGATAAAAAAAGAGATAACGATAAAATTATGATAGATAATAATGACAATATAATAAACAAAAAATTTATTCCTATATATCATTTAAATAAAAAAGATATTGCAAAAATTTATAAAGAAGAAAATTTGTTAAAAACTTTGTTACCTTATACATATAGTTGTATAAGTGAAAATGCAAAAGTAACCAAAAACTATACAAAGCCCTGTAAACAGTGTTGGTGGTGTGAAGAAAAAAAATGGGCATTTGGATTATATTAAATGACACTTGAAGAATTACAATTAGAAGCAGATAAAGACCTTAAAATTAATGATACTGAATTAGATTTAGAATCATTAAAAACTCCACAATTACATAACAAATATATGAAACACTATACTAAGTTTAAATTATTATTGACACGTACTGAAGATGAATTACGAACAATGAAAAGAGATAAGTGGGAATATTATACAGGAAAGGCCGACCCTAGTGTGTATCAGGCCAAACCTTTTGATCTAAAAATAATGAGAACAGACATTGACAAATATTTGGAAGCAGATGATGATATACAAAAACTTTCACAAAAAGTATCCTATTTAATTACTGTTGTTGATTTTTTAGATAAAACAATTCGTGTTATAGTTAATAGAACATACACAATAAAAAATGCCATTGAATGGCGTAGATTTACAAGCGGAGCCGTATAATGTACTTAGAAAATAATCATTGTATCTCTAATGGATACTTTAAAGAAGATTTTTGCAAAAGAGTAATAGAAGTAGGTGAAAAATTAAAAATTGAAGAAGCTAAATTAGATAATAACAATGATTTAAAAGCAACTACAAGAAAAGGAAAAGTTTCTTGGATTAAAGATATAGAAATAATGAAAGAGATTGCTACTGTTATAAATGTACATAATAAAACTGCAAAGTGGAATTTTTCTTTAAAATCTTTTGAACCTTTACAATATTCTATTTACGAACCAGGTGGCCATTACGATTGGCACATAGACAGTCATCCAAAACCATATGCTGATGGTATGATTAGAAAAGTTAGTTTTACATTATGTTTAAATGAAGATTATGAAGGCGGTGAATTTGAGGTTGCTAATCCTAATCCAAATCCAGAAAAACATAGATTTACAAAGTTTAACGATAAATTCACAATGGGAACTTTAATATCTTTTCCATCTTTTGTTTGGCACAAAGTGCATCCTGTAACCAGTGGAACTAGAAAAGTATTAGTTGGTTGGGCAACAGGTCCATCTTTTGTGTAATGACACTTACCAAATATATAATCATAGATAAAAAAAATGAAGTCTATCTTAAAGTAGAAGCAGATGATGCTATACGTAGAGATTTAGGAGAGTACTTTACTTTTGAAGTACCTGGTTATAAATTTACACCGCAGTTTAGAAACCGTTGGTGGGACGGAAAAATTAGATTGTTTTCTTATGCAACCGGCCAAATATTTGCTGGTCTTTATCCATATATTGTTAAATGGTGTAACGATAATAAAATACAAATCGTAGATGGTACTAAAATAAAAGATACAGAAGTTGATGTAAAGGCCGTTGATGGTTTTATTAAAGCATTAAAGATACCATTAGAAATAAGAGATTATCAAAGAGAGGCCTTTATACACGGACTAAAAAAGAATCGTTGTTTATTGTTATCACCAACAGCATCAGGTAAATCATTAATTGTTTATCTATTAGTAAGATTTAATATATTAAGATTAAAAGAAAAGAAAAATAATAAAATACTTATTATTGTACCAACAACATCTTTAGTTGAACAGTTATATAAAGATTTTAATGATTATGGTTGGAATGCCGATAAAAATATACACAGAATATATCAAGGTCACGAAAAAGAAACAAATAAAAATGTAATTATATCTACTTGGCAATCGGTATATAATTTGCCTAAAAAATGGTTTAGTCAATTTGGTATGGTAATAGGTGATGAGTGTCATTTATTTAAGGCCGTTTCTTTAAGTAAGATAATGACTAAACTTGAAGATTGCAAATATCGTTATGGTTTAACAGGTACACTTGATGGTACTAAGACTAATAAATTAGTTTTAGAAGGCCTGTTTGGTGCTGTTAATAAAGTTACCTCAACTGCTGAATTACAAGAGAAAAAACAATTAGCTGATTTAAAAATTATATGTTTAATCTTACAATATGACCAGTATTCAAAAGACTTTTTAAAGAATAAAAGTTATCAGGAAGAAATGGATTTTTTAGTTTCAAATGAAAGAAGAAACAAATATATTCGTAATCTATGTTTAAATTTACAAGGTAATTCTCTAGTGTTATTTCAATACGTAGAAAAACACGGTGTATTATTAAAAAAATTAATAGAAGAAAAGGCAGAAAACAAAAAAGTTTTTTTCGTTTATGGTGGTGTAGAGGCCGAAGAAAGAGAGAAGATAAGATTTATAACTGAGAAATCCGATAACGCAATTATAATCGCCAGTTACGGAACATTTAGTACAGGTATTAATATAAGAAATTTACATAACATTGTTTTTGCATCGCCGTCAAAATCTCGTATTCGTAATTTGCAATCTATTGGTCGTGGTCTAAGATTGAAAGATAATAATTCGGCTGCCACACTATACGATATATCGGATGATTTAAGTTACAATGGTAAAGACAATTATACATTACAACACTTTAGAGAACGTATTAACATATACACTTCTGAAGGCTTTAACTATGAGATACATAATGTAGAACTCATAAATAGTAAAGACAATGAACCAAATAAGAATAATTAAATTAATTAACGGAGATGATATTGTTTGTAGTTTGGCACCTGAACAGTTGCCAGATAAATCTCCTCTTTTACGTTTAATAAAACCATTACAAATCAAATACGTATCTCAATTAACACCAAAAGGTCTTAAAGACTTTATCGCATTAATTAAATGGACGGCCTATACGAATGAACAAATTATATCTATACCAAAAGACAAGATAATGACAATCACAAACGCCACAGAAGAAATGTCAAAAAGTTACTTAGATGTTTCTTCCAAATATGAAAGACTTGATTTACCAAAACGAGGTGAATATAAAGCTGAAGAATTAACAAAAGATGAGAATGATGAATTTAATGAATTGTGGGACGAGTTTAGAGATAAGGAAAGAATACTCCATTAACCTGGTGAATCTCCACTTGAAAACGCTACACCGCTCATTATACACATTAAACATAAAATGTCAACCTACCCTGTAACCGACTTTTTTCATAGTCTTTGTATAAGTGATTGACAAACAACACAAAGTGTAGTATATTTAAATAATGACAACATCAAAAAAATCAAAAGAACATTACGTAAGTAATAAAGATTTTTTG